AAATCAGAATAACCATCTCTACCAGTAACTGATTCGTGGTGTAATCTTGTCCATTCCATTACTGCTTGAGCTCCTGAAGGGGTAATAGGATCAAATAATTCCATTGTTAAATCATTCCATCTTAATTTACCTTTTACTTTTCTATAAGTGTTTATATGATTTAATACTATTTCATCTTGCGCGAACCCCATTCCACTAACTCCTTTAATTATATACGATGGTATACCATCAACATACAATACAAATCTATTAGCTACTTTTGGTTCAAAAGCGGTGAAAAATATTTCGTTGGGATCTAATACTGCCATTTTTTATGTTATTTTATTTTATTATAAATATTATTGTTTTTCATTTTTATGCTGGGAAAGTTGCTCCAGTTGGTAAAATGTTAAAGTCTAGGTAAATAAATTCAGCCGTTTTAGTTGGTTGTAAATAAACAGCACCAATTAATTCATTTCTATCAATTACATCTGGTGTGTTATTTGTATTATCCATTACTACTTTAAATGCATATAAACCTTGTCTTTGTTGTACTGACTCTAAATAAGGATTAACTTGACTTAAGAATGTATTTCTTGTAGCTGCTGTATTTTGTTCAAATACTAATGTATCAGCAATTTGAGAAATATAATTTTTAAGTGTAATTAATAATCTTCTTACATTTACTCTGTCTAAAGCAGAAGCTTTAGTTTGAAGTGTTTTCTGTCCAAATACTACAATTCCTTGTCCTGGGAATGAAGCTATTGGATTTACTTTTCCAGTATATAAAGTATCTCTGTCAGTGTTAGTTAATTTTCTTTCTGCCTGATTAACTGCTCCTAATCCACCTCTATTAATACCTGCTGGTGCGAACCATGGCTCTCCTGCTCTATCATTATAAGCATAAACCCCTGGAATCATTGTTGAAGCTGGAACCCATACTAATTCTCTTGAATCTGGGTCAATTACTTGTAACCAAGGCCAATATGAAGCTACATATGAAGAATCAACTGAAGCTGCTTGTTGTGTTACTTGTGCTAATGAAGCATCATAATTAACTAAATCACCTACAAATATTGCATCTCCTCTAGTTTCACAATTTGATTGAATTGTTGTCCAACCTGCTCCTGAAGTACCATTTGCTAATATTAAACCTGGAGCTGTAATCATATTATATCTAAAATCATCTCTATTAGCTAATAAGTTAATTCCCGTAGTATAATTTGTTCCTACTAAACCTTGAGAATCAGTATTATTTACAGCTTGGTAGAAATTTGAAGGTGATCCACTTCCTGTTATATCACCAATTCCTAATTCAAATGCTCCACTTTGGGCTAATGGAATAGAAGATGTATATATATCTTTAGCTACTCCGTTATTATCAAAATAGTTAGGAGTTTGATCAAATACTTCTTTTACTCTTACATATCTTGAAGCATTTGGATAAGATCCAGATGATTGTAAATAAACTCCAGTTCCTGATCCTCTTACTGTTTGTACTTGATCACCAATTACTTTTGAAATATAATTTGTAGCTAATGGATCTAATGATAGATTTGAAAATGTTTCAACTACTTGTTTTGAAGTAGCAGTATCATTACCTTGTCTTATTAACAATGAAAATACACCTGATGAAGTACTTGGATTTGTTATTTCCCATCTAAAATTATCAGATGATCCTGATGTTAAAGTACCATTTGCTCCTTGGGCATCACCAGATCCTGTACTATTCATTATATTACCATGAGATAATGTTTCTAAAGTAAAAGCTGTTCCAGATCCTACAATATTTGAAGCTACAAGTATAAATGTTAAATCAGTAGTTCCACTACCACCCGTTTCAGTATTAAGATCTGCTGCAGAAAATGTAATTGTATCTCCAGCTTCATAACCTGTTCCAGCTGTTGAAACAACTGCAGCTGTACAAGTAGCACTTCCAGCCCCACCAGCAAATGTAAGTGTTACTTGACCACCTGTACCATTTCCATTAGTTGAACTAATTGCAACTGCTGTTGCAGCCAAATCATCTTGATCTGTTGGGTTTGAATCAATTTCTGGGAGTATATCATCTAATAAAAGCGCTCCAGTTCCTGTGTTATTTGAAGCTGTAGTTGAAGTAGCTGGTGAGAAGTTTCCAGGTGTAACTCTAGTTACTAATAAAGAAGTTCCTCCATTTTGAAAATAATTATAAGCTGAAATCGATGTAAAATATGTATATTGATTCGATCCACTTAAAAATGTTGTTCCAAAAGCAGCTTGATATTCAGAATAGCTAGTTACTAGTTTAGGAATATTTTGTTGACCTTTTACAGTTGGTCCAATAATTGCTGCACCAGCTTGTACTGGTCCTGCTGTTATTTGTGATTGGTCGTTTTCTCTTGCTAAAACACCCGGTGATATTAATACTTCTGCCATTTTTTATGTTGTTTTATTTTATTATAAATATTGTGTTTTTTTTAAAAAACTACTCTATTGGAGTAAATTCTCCTGTTTCTAATGAGATATTTCCTTTGCCATATTTTTTTTCTAAGTCTAGAGCTATTTCTTTTTCTTTTTCTTGAATCAATTCTAATTCTTTTTCTAATTCTTTTTTCTTTTTATTAAGGTTCATTATAGCTACCTCAACATCTCCTACATTACCTACTAAAATTTGGAAATCTTCTCTTACTTTTTTTATATTTTCAATTTCCGTTTCAGTTAAAACTTTTACTTTTGACATTACTTTTATTTTTAATTAATAATTAATTTTATTACCAATTATACATATTAATAAATTATTTAAAAATTAAATTATTTTAACTATTCTTGTGCCGGAGATGGTGGTATTCTATTTGTATTTATTCTATCATTAGGTATTTTTGTTGATGGGGGATCTACATAATTTACATTACCTGTATGAGGAACATCTATTCTATTAGGTTGTGGAGTATTTACATCATTTATATTACTTACTGTTTCAGAATTAAAGGTAATTGATGCTTTAGAATTATATTTTTTAATTGAAGATAAATCTTTTTGAAGTATATTAGGTACTATATATCCATACATTTTTATACTAAAAGTACTTTTAACTAATCTATCTTGGTCTGCTGGCATATCAATGTTAGTTGCTACTGAATCTATTCTAGCTCTAAATTGATATCTTTCAGGATTACCCCAATATGAATCTGATGCGTAATTTATTGCTTCTATTATACCATTCATCTGTTCCATATAATATGTTGAAATAATACAATCATAATTTAATGTTACATAATCAGGAACAACAACAGCATACATATCTTTTGTTGGTCTTCTATTATTTAATATATTAAATTTATCATAAGCATTTTTACTACTATATGACTTTTCAAACATTCTATAATTATTAGGAAAATTTGCATCTAATTTATTAGTAATATTTCTATTTTTTTCAATATTAGTTCTTTTAAAAGTAATTAAGGGCATCATTATCCTACCTTTTTTATCTCTAAAATATCCATTTTTTTGAATTTGATTCCATCTTTCTGAATCAGCGTAAATAACAGGAACTTCTATTCTTTTACCATTTTGAACTACTGTAGGTTTAATTACATTATTAAAATAATAAATTATAGTTTCATCAATATCATATAAACCAACTGTAAAAGGTTTTACAGTATCATCTTTAAAAGAAACTTGATTACTTCTATTAGTTCTTTCATAAGCAGCATTATTAGGATTGCCTACTTCTTTAGAAAAAGGTGTATGCATTCCTTTACTTATTTCTCTTTGAGATTTTGGTACTACTTTTCTTCCTTTACTTGACATGTTTTATACTTGATATTAATCTTTCTTCTGATATTCCTACTCTATCTGCGGGTACATAATGTGTTTCTGCTATTATAGATACATCGTAACCAAAACTAGCTAAATCTGAATTACCATATGGGTTATATCCATCATCATCTTGGTTTGGATAATCTGGGTCTTTACCTACAAATAATTGATTATTAATTATATTATAAACTTCATAATATCCATTTTCATACCATATAATATCTCCTACTTCAGGAACAATTACTCCTATTTTACCTGATCCATTAGCTTCAACACCAGCTAAATCATCTCTTAAAAATCTAAATGTACGACCTCCTGCAAAATCAATACCTAAATCTGTGTTAGGAGAAGTTTGATCTTGTCTATCAATTAATACATTAAGGAGCATTGGTGCTTCATAATATTTTTCTTCTGCGGCTTCCCCATAAATATTAACATTAGTTTCTTCTAGTTTAAATTTATAAAGAGCACACTCTTGAACAATAATATCCCACATTAGTTCTCTACTAATGCCTCTAAACATACTTACATCTCTTGCTCCTCCAAATAATGCCATATTATCCTATATAAATTGGGTAAGGTACTGCTGCTTCTATTTTTTGTAAAGATTCAGCTTCTTCTGCTTTTGCCGCTAATAAATTTTTTCTTGATGTTTCATCAAAATATTCTCTTAATCTTGTTATTAATGCCTCTTTTTCTGCAGTTGCTGCTGATAATAAATCAGATTGATTTAATGTTGCTTCTGCTCCTGGAATAGGTACTGTTGTATATTTACCTCTAATATATCCCAATATTTCTTTACATACAGCTAAAGTATAATCAAAAATCCAACTTCTACCTATTGAATTAATTTCACAATAATCAGGGTTACAATAATTAACATTTGAAACATTTGTAACATTATATTGTCCTTTAGGATATTGAGATATCGGATTATTTCTATCTGATAATTTTATATATTGAAACCATAAAGTTCCTGAATTTTGAGGTATAGGGAATATTCTTAAATTATTATTAATTAATTCAAATGAAAATTGAGATTTTCTAATTTGATCATTTAATTCTATAGCTTGGATTTTTTGTAAATCAAAACTAATAGGCATTAACATAAAATTGATTGCAGGTGAATAATTACCCCAACCAAAAGTATCCATCATATTCATCATACCTGTTCCTGTACCAGCATATGGATCAAAGAATTTTACAATAGCAGGTGTTGATTCAAAAAATATTCTTTTAATCTCTATAAAATCTTCATTATCTAATCCTAAAGATTCTGAAGCCCATGTTTTTAAATCATAATCTTGTTGTCCAGATACCAGAGGTATTGAACCAGAATACCAAGTTGTATTTCCTCCTGTTCCTGCTTCTTCACCATATTGTTCTGTATATCGTACTACACTAGCAAAATTAGGAGTTATCAATTCATGATTTAAATTTGAAGCTGTTGGTGATCCTTCAATTGATAAATAATTTTCTCTTACTTTATAAGCATATAATTCATTACCATAAGTAGTTACTGCATCTTCAAATGCTGCGTAGAAATTTAAATCCTGTAACTCAACATCCATTATAGGATAACCTAATCTTCTTGCTACATAAGTTACTACTTTGTCAGCATCTACTTGAAAGTCAATTTGATTATCATAAAATCCAAAAGGTGTATCTCCAGGAAAGAATGATGATGAACCAGGATAAATAGGGATTACAGCCATAATTTTATTTTTGTTATAAATATGGAAAAAGATTGTTTAATCAACAATCATCTTAATACAATAATAATCTTTTTTAGTATAATATTTATATTTCATTTCTTTAGTAGGTGGGTTAACACTAACATGATTAAAAGTAATTTTTCCATTATTTATTCTAGAAGTGTGTTCTGCTACCTCTTTTGTAAAAGGATTATAGTAAGTTATTATACCTTTAGATTTTAAATATTTTTTTACTGTAGGTAATAAATTGTTAAAATTTTTATCTTCCCATGTATCATGCATTATACCATCATATTTTTTGTTTGGAATACTACTAAACCAATCACCTTTTATAGGAATAACATTAGGTTTATCTTTAGCCCATTCTAATAATTTATCGAATATTTGATCATTAATTTCAATTATAGTGTGAGATTTTATATTATGTTGTTGTATAAAATTAGAACATATACCCATACCAAATCCTATTTCTAAAATATCACCACCATTTTCAGTTACAATTTTAGCATGTTCTTTCATAATGGGAATTTCCCACTCCATCATTATTTCTCTTTTATTTTCGTCTAAAATTTTATCCTTTAGGAATGTATACATCTAACAAGCAGTTAAAGCAGTTTTTATAATTCCCTCATAACCTAATTGAAATTGAAAACATGATCTTCCGAAACATACACCAGCATATAAATCTTGACCATTAACTGGGTATAAGTAATTTGTATCCCAAAATAATACTGATCCTGAAGCTAATGTAGAATCAGGTGAATATACAGTACCACCATCAGCTAAACCACTAGTCATATCATCACAAGCTGCTGCTGTTGTATCCCAGGGTTCAATTTGACCTGGGGTTCCTGATGTAAAAGTATCTACTAATAAAGTATGAGCAGTTGCTGTTGGTAATGTTATTTCATTAGTCATAAAACAATTAGTTTCATCTTTATCACCAGAATCTGTATCCATATAACCTTGTACTTCAACATTACATACAAAATAATCTCCAGCATTAGCTGACGTTCCTGTTCCTAATCCATTTCCAAAATATGCTTTTGATGAGTGTGGTGCTGTTGAATTTTGTCCTGAAAATGGTCTTGCTTCTTGAAATACATCAGATGAGTTAAATCTCATAATTACATCACTATATCCAGTTGCCGCAGGAGTAGATCCTGAATAACCTGAAGAAACAAAGGCATTCCAAGCACAAGTTCCCCCCATCATAGCTACTCTTCCATGAGCTCGTTTTCCTGTAAAAAATGTTTGATTTGATCCATTACCATCTGATTGTGATTCAGCTGCAAATAAAGTTTTCCCTTCACCTCCATTCAAAACATCATCATCAAAAACAACACAACAATCACCTGAAAAATAACTTCCTCCTCTAATTGCTGAGTTTACTGAAGTAGAACCAAAACAGTTTTTTCTTCCAGAACTTAATGATGATATTATAGATTGAGCAGAACCTCCTGAATCTACTCCAGCAATAGTTCCTCCTCCACCTACATCTGTTCTTCCTACTTCTGCATTATTTACTGCAAGAGTATGACCATCTGCTGAATACCAACCATAAAGATGTTCTGAAGATAATGGATACATTGCTGAAGTATCAGATGTAGGTCCTTGTCCTCTCCAACCACAAATAAGTTTATCACTTATAATAAAATATTGTCCTGATCCCGTCATTGTAAATGTGTCATCAAATTGAGTTCCACCCCCAGTAAGATCCCATTTACCTAACTCTACTTGATGAACAGAAGCTAAACTCGTTCTATTAGCATTACCTATAGATGTAAATAATACTTCTACTTGTGCAGTATCATTAGATAGATTTTGAAGGTAAAGTATAGGTGAAGATCTATCTCTTCTTGTAGCAAGACAAAATCCAGCATATCCACCATATGCTCCTTGCAATCCAGGATAATTAGTATGATGACAAGTAAAAGGTCTAGAACCATGAATTTGATCGCCTTTTACTAATGCTGCTAATGAAGTTGTATCTCCTCTATTAGTTAAAGTAGCTACAACTGAGCCATTTTTACTAATTGAATTTGAATCTTCAAAAGTTGTAATTTTATAAGTTCCATTATGTGCTATAAAAATAGTATTACTAAGATCACCTTTAAGAGAACCATTAATCATTTTTCTTTTATAAGAATCAGTATCAGTTGAAATA